ATGTCCAAGCGCTTCAAGCATTTCCTGATACTGGCCACCAGCCTGTTCCTGGGCTGGGGCATGCAAGCCCGCCTCGAGGCCGCCGACAGCTATACCTTGCTCGGTCGTTCAAGCCCGGCTCACATGGACGTGAAGCTGGAAAGCCCTCAATGGCAATGGGTACGCAGCAAGCGCGAGCTGATCCTCGGCACCTCGGCACCCGACTATCCCCCCTTCGACATCACTGTCTCTGGCAGCGACTACGAAGGCATCACTGCCGATTACGCGGGAATCATTTCCCGTGCACTGGACCTGCCCGTCCGGATCCAGCGCTTCGACACACGGGACGCGGCCATGAGAGCCCTCATCGACGGTGAGATCGATCTGCTGGGAACGGCCAATGGATTCGAAGCCAGGGACCGTGGCATCCTCCTGTCGCAGCCTTATTCGGTTGATCAACCGGTACTGGTCACACGCATAGGGGAAACGCGCCCGCTGACCGATGGACTGCTGGGGATGCGCCTGAGCATGGTCTATCACTACCTGCCCCTGTCCGACGTCAAGGCGACCTACCCCAACGCAACCCTGCGTACCTACCCGTCCTTTCAAAGCGCGATAAACGCTGTCGCCTTCAATCAGGCAGACGTGTTTCTGGGCGATACCATCTCGACCCAATACGTGATCAACAAGGGCTATCTGAACAACGTACAGATGGCCAACTTCGGCAAGCATGAGGCCGAAGGCTTCAGTTTCGCCGTCAGGCAGGAAAACACACTATTGCTGGGCATCATCAACCAGACGCTCAAGGCCATACCTGTTGACGAGCGCATCGACATTTCCAAGCGCTGGAGCGCCGGCAGCGACTTGCTGCTCACTGACCAGAAACTGCAACTGACCCAGCGGGAGGAGCGCTGGATCGCCCAGCATCCGACGGTGCGCGTCCTGGTCAACGAGGTCTATGCACCCCTGACATTCTTCGATACCTCAGGCAACTTTCGCGGTATCACGGCAGAGGTGCTTGAGCAGATACGATTGCGGACCGGGCTGAGATTCGAGGTCCAGCGCGCAGCAAGTCTGGGCGACATGATGAATCAGGTCAGTCAGGGTCAGGCAGACATGATCGGTGCACTGGATTCCAGCGACGAGCGCGAGGACCAGCTGACGTTCAGCCGCCCTTACATCGACACGTCTTTCGTGCTCGTGACACGCAAGGATACGGGCTCGCCGATCCACCTGGAGCAGCTGAAAGGCAAGCGACTGTCCGTTACCCGAGGCAGCTCGCTCCTGAACTGGCTACGCCGTGAGCACCCTGAAATCGTGGCGGTGGAAGTCGACAATCCGTTCCAGGCGCTGGACATGCTGGCACTGGGCAGAACCGAAGGCACCGTCACCTCGCTGCTCAGCGCCAACTACTTTCTGTCCTCCGGCATCTTCGGCGACCGATTGCAGATCACCGCCACCGCAGGCGATGATCAGGCGCTGATTTCCATGGCAACCTCCCGCAACGCCACCGAACTGAGTTCGATCCTCGATAAGGCGCTGGCCAGTATCGCGCCACAGGAAATGGCGGTGATCAACAATCGCTGGCGCTCCTACTCACCTGCCGGCGCTAACTGGCATGACTACCAGCGACTGATCTACCAGATTCTGACCGGAGCCGGGCTGCTGCTGATGGCCCTGCTGGCCTGGAATGCCTACATGCGTCGCCAGATCAAGCAGCGTGAGGCAGCGGAACGAGCGCTTGGCGATCAATTCGAGTTCATGCGCGCTCTGGTCGATGGGACGCCTCACCCCATTTACGTGCGTGACCGGGAAGGCCTGCTGCGCATGTGCAACGACAGTTACCTGACAGCGTTCACGGCCCGGCGCGAGGACATCATCGGCAAGAGCGCCACCGACGGTATTTTCAGCAACGCATTCGAAGCCAAGGAATACGCTGCCGACTACCAGCGCGTCATGGACAGCAACACCGCAATGGTCCTGGATCGCACGCTGCATATCGGCGACAGGGAGTTGACCATCTATCACTGGATCCTGCCCTTCCGTGACACGCTGGGGGAAGTGCAAGGCATTATTGGTGGCTGGATCGACATCAGCGAGCGCCGCCAGCTTATCGAGGATCTGCAGACGGCCAAGGAGCAGGCCGATGCCGCCAACCGCGCCAAGAGCACGTTCCTGACCACCATGAGTCATGAGATCCGCACCCCCATGAACGCCGTGATCGGCATGCTCGAACTGGCACTCAAGCGCGCCGATCAGGGCGAACTGGACCGATCGGCGATCGAAGTCGCCTATGGGTCGGCAAAGGAACTGCTGGATCTGATCGGCGATATTCTCGACATCGCCCGCATCGAATCAGGCCGATTGGCGCTCAACCCGGAACGCGCCAATCTCAGGCAACTGGTGGAATCGGTCGTGAGGGTCTTCGAGGGGTTGGCACGACAGAAAAACCTGGTCCTGGCGCTTGAACTGGACAGCCGGATCAATACTGATGTACTGCTCGACCCGTTACGCTTCAAGCAGATCCTCTCGAACCTGGTCAGCAATGCCATCAAGTTCACCCAGCGAGGTGAAGTCAGGGTCGTCCTGCAGGCCAGCGAGATACCCGACTCCAGTCAGCTTCAGCTCCATGTCACCGTGCAGGACAGCGGCATCGGCATCAGCGCCGAAGACCAGCGCAGGTTGTTCGAGCCCTTTGCCCAGGTCGACAACAACGGTCAGATGGCCCGTACCGGTGCAGGCCTGGGGCTGGTCATCTGTCGCAGCCTGTGCGAGATGATGGGTGGCACCCTGACGCTGACCAGCGAACCTGGAAAAGGCACGCAGATCAACATGCATCTGCTGCTCACCCCGCTGGACCCCGCGCTCAACCTCCCCGTTCAGCGTGATCCGCCGCCAGCAGCGACCCACGTTCTGCACATCCTGATCGTCGATGATCACCCGGCCAACCGGTTGCTCCTGTGCGAGCAACTGGGTTTTCTGGGGCATCGCTGCGAGGTCGCCGAGAACGGTGCACAAGGACTGGAGCGCTGGCTGGGCAACCACTTCGATCTGGTGGTCGCCGACTGGAACGCCCCAATAAATCCCTAATATCTCTTTCTATTCAAATAGTTACCCACAAAAACAACCTTTTTAAGCTTTGCGTTTACCGCCTTAACTATCCCCATAAAATCAGATGCTTACAGTAGCGTTTCGGGGAGGTTTTCAAGACCAACCACGCGTAATCACCCCATCCCCGGCGTCCTGCCGACGAACACCACTCCCCAAATCTGAAAGACTCAACTACTGTATACACATACAGCATTTGAGAATCACATCATGGATATCGACGTCGCCGACGATTGGCCTTACAACCCAACCGAAGAACAAATGATCCGGCAGCATGCCCACCTCATCAACGAAGAGAACCGGTTGCTGCGTGATGAGGTGGCCCGGTACCGGCAGCACCTGGCCAAGCTGATCGACATGCACAATACCGCATCGGTCGAGCGCGACAGACTGTCGGTCAAGCTTCGCGATGCAGAAAGCCGAGTGTCCGACCTGCTGCGCAAAGCGGCTGACTCATGGGGCAAGATCAACTCGCAGCAGTACGTAATAAACCAGCACCGAGAGGTGATGCGAGAAGCTGGTATCGGCCCTGAGTCTTGGGGGGAAAGGCTGAGTAATCGGGTTGAGCCTGCAAGCGACTGATGCGCCGCCGAACCGGTATGCGAACCCGCTCACCCTTGTTCCAGACGACGGCCTATCGTTTTTATCTCGCTCATGTCAGCGCCCGCCGCACACCCTCAGCAATCACCGCCTGACTGTAGGGGTTTCCGCCGTTCTCATGCTTGATGATGGCGGTGACCACTGCCAGCAGAATGCGACGATCCCGAATGTTGATGCTCTCGTTCGGCAGCACGCCCGCTTCCGCTGACACCGCCCTGACGTAAGCGTCGGTGTTGTTCTCCACGGCCGGAGCCCAGCGGTTGATCGTCTCGCGCACGGTGTCTATTCCCTGCAGGCCGATGCCAGGCGTACCGTCCTTCCCGCGATAGTTGATCAGCAGCTTGGCCAGGGCGCGGATCCCGTTCTCGGGCGAGTCGAACCGGGCGAAGCGTGGCTTGGCGACGCCTTCCTCGATGCCGATCTGGCCTTGCCAGTCGTTCCGGGAGTTGTAGTCGATGTTGCCGGGGTTGTTATTGGAAATTCCGCGTGGTAATTTTTTCATCATGGATAACCTCATTTGGCGTACAGTTAGCGAGTTCCCTCACTACGAAATCTGCGAAGATGGAAGGCTTCGTAGCTATCGAAGGAAGGCGCGTTCGTGGAGAAACCCACAGTCGGATATCAGGCCAGAACCGGTAGAGGTTCCTGGATCGATCACTTCTAAGGGGTATGTAGCGTTTATTTTGAGAAAAGAAGGCTCGACAAAGCCGCATCGAAGACTGGCGCATCGGTTAGTAGCGCTGGCATTCATTCCGAACCCTTCTGGCTTTTCCGATGTCGCCCACAACGATGGAGATCCCGGAAACAACTGCGTATTGAACCTTCGATGGGATACGCACAGAGCAAACCAAATGGATATGCGTAAGCACGGAACGATGCAGGACGGAGAACGCTGCATTACGGCAAAAATCACCGAAGCGCAAGCTGCCGAGATCAGACGCAGATCCTCAACGGAGGGGCGAGGTGTAGGTAGGCGACTTGCAGCGGAGTTCGGGCTTTCGCCTGCACAGATAAGCCGCATTGCAAGCGGTACGAGATGGGCCTCCCTACCCTAGTTTTCTCCAGGCGAAAAAAAGCCCGCTCAGTGGCGGGCTGCGTGTAATTAGGTTGATTTAGCCGAGGCGTGCAGATCTCACCTCAGGGCTGAGTTTGAACTCAAGGTAGATTTCTACTGCGGCGACCCAGTGGCGGTCGGCAGGATCGATAACTGAAAATAACAGCAGCCGTGCTTCCTCCAAGCCGACAAGATCAGCCATCGTTCCACCCGTATTCGCGCCTATATGCTCTAGAGCTCGCTTCCTTGCATTTGTGAGGTGGCGACCGACTTTGACCACCGCGTTTGGCTTCCAGAAGACGTAGACGCCAGGATTAGCCACGTAACTCTCAGAACAAGTTGCTGCCTCGTTGACCTTCAACTGACGAATATGAAACTTGGAAGCAATCCCTCCAAACTCGCCCGCGAAGCACTCCAATACCTGTCTGATCTCCATCACTCACCACCCCATCCAATAATGAGAGAATCATGACCGCTACTCATCAGTTTGCCTAATGGGGGAGCTATCCAGACGAAGAAAACCCCGGACTGGCCGGAGTCGTGTTGTAGTGGGACTTGCCGCCGAGCCTGACACCGGCCCAAAACAGCCAGGCGCGCCAGCGGGCGACACCTTCGGCGCGCAGGGCGCGGTAGAGAACGTCGTCGCACTGGCGGCGGGTCAGCAGGCCCTGATCGTAGAGCCAGTCGTGCACAGCGCAGGACGCATTGCCGTAGCCGACCAGCAGCGCATAGATCAGCACCAGCCAGACGCGAAGGCCACGGATGCTCGCGAAGTTGGTCAGGTAGCCGGCCGGGACGACGATCAATCCATGCTCAGGGTCAGCCAGCTCCAGATCGCGAATCAGCCGCCATTCCCAGCGGCCCAGTTGTTCGGCCGCCAGCGGCGCGATGAAGTAGGACATGGTTTCTCCGGGCGCAAAAAAACCGCACATCGGCGGCTGGGGGAGTAACTGGAATTTGTAGTCGTCAGGTGGGCAGTTCCAGCTTCGGAAGCTCAGTGATGAACTCGGCCACTGTCGGCTGTGCACGATCACCAGAAGTTACCGCGGCCAGTTGCTCATAGGCATACGCCCAAACCAGAGAGCGCCACTTGCGGAAGGCAATCCCGTCTTTCTGAAATCGCTCAACTTCCGGCTCTTCTGCATAGCTGATAGCAGTCGAGATACTGTCGTAGCCGCGCGCCACGGCAGAGTCATTGAGCAAGGCCTGAATTGCTCGCTCAAACATGCCGGCCAGCTCTTTTTCAGTTGGGGGGATGACCTTCCATGCCTGAATAACTCGCTCACCCTCTCTGCGCAGCTCGCCGGGCTCCAGCCGACCACCTTCAGGAAGCGCGGGAGCGTCGTCGAACTCAATTACCGTGTATCCGAGCGGCTCAACCTGGTGTGCTTCTATCGTGTCTGAGAAGCCCACATTAGGGAACATCTTTCTGAAATCTTGCTCATTGAACTGAGCCAGGGTTTCGACGTTAACCAACATAAACCGTACTCCTGAAGTTTGCCGAATCAACACCTTTAACGACAGAGATTATGGAATCCACACCATTAGATGCTGATCGTATGCCAGCATTAGAGGAGGCGGTCGCGCCCAATACTGCTGGAACGCCAATAGGAAATCTTGATATAACTGTGTATACGCCATCCTTGTATTGATAGGTTGTGGAACCATCAATTATGACTATCCTGTCAGGAAAAGGCACAATGAATTGCTGATATTTATTCGCGCTTAATGTTATTGCGGTAACAGCAGTGATGTTAACTAGCTCGTTTGTTGAGCTATACAAAATACCGTTTTTTATCGCCAGCGTAACAGAGCCTAACTTAGCAGCAGAAAGAAACTCGGTAACAGAAGTCTGAGATGTTGTGGTAACACCATTGTCGCGAGATATGAATACATCTGCCTCATTACCTCGAATTATAATCATTAGCGTATCGCTGACATGATATATCTTTGACTGAAACGCAACAACTGAGCCTGACGACCCCAAGCTTCTAGCGGCAAAGGTGTCGCCTAGGTTGTCAGAGCTTGCAAATCTGGTGCCCCCGGACGTGCCCCTATCTGTAATTAGAAACAATCTTCCAAGCCGAAAGGAAAGGTCGATAATATTACCAACACCGCCCAGGGTAGGAATCACTGTTGACCAGTCTTGTCCGCCGCTCGAGGACCTGTAAAGCGCGAAAGCGTTGCCAGATGACTCGGCAGAAAACCTCGAAACAAACACATTTCCTGAGCCATATGTTATCCCGTAAATCTGAGCATCTACTGGTCTTGATAGAAACTGAAAGCTTCTTCCGTTGTTGGTGCTTTTGTAAACCATTCCGCGTCTAGCGGGGTCATTGGAAATATCTATACCCCACCACGTACCCGCGCCATCGGTGGCAAACTTGCTCATGTAGGTAGGTAGATTCCTCGGATCAAATATAACCTCGTTAGGAATTTCAGGCGGTGTTCTCTGCGATGGGAAATACCTTGAATCACCCGGCCACAAAACCAGTATTACACCAGCACCGCCTGCCCCTCCTGGCGATCCTTGAGTTGACCCCTGTACGTTGTAACCTGCCGCTCCTCCACCCCCGCCGCCACCAGGATAGCTTCCGGGCAGCGCAGTTTGAATATTGGTTATTTGATTTGCGGTAATAAATGGATAGCTGGCCTCGGCATCAAAATAAGAGATTGGAGAGCCAGGGTTTCCGCCCGAGGTCGGCGATGTTTGCAATGCCCCAGTACTGCCACCAGGATATCCATCACCCGCTGCGCCTGCATCTACGCCGCCCGACGTACCGGTAAGAATAGACCCAAATGAGAACGCACCAGCAGCAATCGAATAACTTATCTGTTGGCCCGGCGTAACAGAAACGTCATTTATATATCGACGACGCCCACCTTTGCCGCCCGCGCCACCAATTCCCCCAACGTTCAATACGTGGTTTCCGCCTGTAGTTCCGGTATTCCCTTGCTCGATACCGAGCACAGAGATAGAGGTAACGCCAGCGGGCACGGTGAACACGCCCGATCCGCTGAGCAGCGCGCTCCCGCCCTCCTTGAATTCTTCAGACGTGAGAAACATGCGCTTAAGAGTCAATTGGAAGCCCCTTTGCGGCCTTTGACCGTCGTGCCTTGGACCGTGAGGATGTATTCGGCGCGCTTGCCTGCGTTCGGACTGGTTGGCGCAACGCCGCCTGGAGTCGTCCAGACGATTGAGCCGGGCCAAGTGATCGCGAAGGCCGTGCTGCCCTGTTGAATCTCCACAACGAACACCATCACCTGCGTGGTCGTGAGTGTTGGCAGGCTGAGTGTCAGGGTCGTGGCGGCCGTCGGTGTCAGGCTGAAAAACCCGGTGGTGTTGACGTTAAGCGCGTAGGTGCCGGAAACGCTGGCGGTCGCCATGGCGGGCTCAATGAATGAACCCATGATTAGCGTCTGGTAAGAGACGCCGGTTTCGTTCGCGTTAACGGCCAGCGCGCGCCGGGCGTTGCCGGCCATCGAAGGCAACCCGGCCTGACTGCCGATGGCCGCCGCGATTGCCGCCGCAGAATCTGCTGAAGCTTTGGCTGCCGCAACATTCCCTGACACGGTCGCGGCGTAACCCTCAATGGCGGTGACCTGCTGGCCGATCCACGTGAGCGAGGCATTAACCTGCACAACCATCGGCGGCATGGCAGCAATGAACGGATCCGCGTACTGATTGAATGCTTCTTGTCCATCAGCCCGCGATGGCGCACGTGGAAGCGGTGTAACGACCGGTATAGCCATCAGATAAGCCCCTCAATGGAAAGCTGGCAGTCAGATGCATCCGGTCCCGAGTAGATCAGGTCGAATGATTTGAAAAAGCCGTAAATGATTGTTGCCTCGTAGGACTCTTCACCGATCCAGACCACAGGCTTGGAGCGGACTTCGGTCAGCAGCTTCTTGATCTTGCTTACCTGATCGGTAGCGACGACGACAGGGAAATCGCCCGTGTCCGAGAATGCTCCCGGCACCACCACAAGGTTGCCGAACCTGTCGCGCTCCTTGCGACTGTAATCATCAATCCCGACCTTGGCGCTGTAAGTGGTGACACCGATCGGTACCAACTTGCCCAGCACGAGCGCTCCCACAGATGCGATCGCAATGCTGGTGATGGTGACTGTGATGCTCGCGCCCCCGTACGCTGGCATATCCAGCATGACTAGGCTGTTTCGCATATCGATGTCTGCAAAGAACCAGTCGTACCAGTTGTCCACGGCCCCATCGACCAGGCTGACGGTCTTCGAGTAGACCTGCCCCTCTAACGGGTCGGTGACAGTGACGGTGACGGACTGGCCCTGGACGTTGAACAACGCAAGCGAGTTGACCACCGAGCCGGGCTTGATGGTCACTGTTACGGTGCCGGGGTTAGACGTTGCCGTTCCGACCACCTCGTCAAACATCCGCCAACGGTTGGTGTAGCCGATTTCCATCCACGTCGGCGGATCGGCCGCAAGACCGGTCAGCGGACTGTCGGTGGTCGTCGCGGCCAGCACTTCGTACACCTTGTGCTGAGCCGCGATGATCTTCCGAGTGCCTATGGTGTTGGTGCCGGCGGTCCACTCCGGGTAATCGTTTTCCGCCACGTTGGAATTGACCAGCTTGGCGGGTGTGACCTCAATTGGCCTGATGAACCTCATGCGGACGCACTCGCTTTTCTGGTGGGTGGCATACCTTCCTTGTCGAATTTCTCGAACAACTTCCGGCTTTTGTCCGAATCGATCTTCATTGGCCCAACGATCTGTTTCACGACGTCGATCAGGGTGTCGACCTTACGCTCCAAGGCATCACTGCCCTTGCGGTCGTCACTTTCCATTGAGCCCGCTTGCGGTGCGCTGTAGATCTGGCCAGGGCTGGTGATATCCAACACCGGGCCGCCCGCCGCAAACGCTGGCATGTTTCCGGCGTTCATCTGGTCAAGAAACTCGGTACCGAACATTCGGGTCGCATCGGCGTTCATGACGTACTCGCCGTTTGAAAGCCTGGCCAGAATGCTGTCACTGGTTCCAGTACCAGGCCCGTACACCCGGCCGCCGGTTGCGTACGCACGAACAGAGCCGTTGGCCTTCGCTGCGTTGGCAATGGCCTGCTCAAGCTGCGCCACTGTCAACGCGCCCGATGCGACCTGATCGGTCCAGTACGACGCGCCATCGTTCATGGAGATTCCGGCAGCTTTGTAAGCCGACTTGATCGCGTCCTCAGTGGCCGCGTTCTTGATCGCAACCGCCAACTGATCCAGGCCTACGGAGCCGTTGCCGACCTGCCCCTGCCAGTATTCCTTGCCCTTCGCGTCTGCGTTCTTGCCCAGCAGATCCCGGTATACCGAATCAATGAACGTTCCGGTGTTAGTCGCATTCGACGGCTTGATCACTCCGAGCGCAGCCACCACGGCCGCATTCATTGCGTTCACGGCGTCGGTGACACTCATGATCGAGTTGTCGACACCGTTGATGGCATCAATCTGCGCCTGGGCGAACTCAAGCTGTTGATCGAAAACGGCCATCTGATCGTCGTAAGCGGTTTTGGCCTGCTCGAGCTGATCCTCCAACGACTTGACCAGCTTTTCCGCACTGGTGAGCTGCTTGCCATTCAAGGCGTTCAGCTCGGCCACCACGTTGGCCGTCCGGCCTTGATCCCGATTGAAGTCCTCCAGGGAGGCGTACAAGTCGGTGTTGTTGCCGCTGATAGTCGAGAGCGCGTCATCCAGACCGGTCACGCTGGACAGCGAGCCGCCCGCCTTCACCGTCGCCAGCGCGGATTGCAGCGTGGCCTGCGCCTGGCTGCGCAACATCTTGACCGCATCAGACGAATCACCGCGCAGCGCCTTGAGCGCATTGCCCAAGGAATTGCTGACGGTGGCCAGGTCGTTCACGCTCTTTGTGGCAGTGCTCGACATATCGTTGAGCGCGGTGACACGTGCGTTGTAAGCGGTCGTCGTGGCCTTCTGCTCGGCCGCGATGGCTCGCTGCACAGCAGACTGGCTTGTGGTCGCAGCGCCCACCAACTTGTCGATGATCGTCTGTACCGCCTCGGCCGCTGTATCGGCGGCCGTCTTCGCAGCTGCCGCCGCGTCATCGGCGCGCTTCTCCAATATGGAGTAAGCCGCCGCTGCGTTTTCGCTCAGGTTCATCAGCGTGAAGAACATCGACCGGCCAGCATCCGTTGTGCTGTCGATACCCTCCACCATCGCCCGGAACCCGGATCGGCTGGCAGGCAGCGCCAGGCCGAGCGCCGTGAACTGCTTGTTCACGGCCGCCAACGTGTCGTCCGCACGCTCGGTTTCGCTGAAGAAAGCTTCGTAATAAGACTGCGACGACTTCTGCAACGCTTCCATGCCGCCGGCCATTGCCACGTACTGCTCAGTCAGCTTGCCGCCCCACACAGACACGGGCAGCGCATTGACATTCAGCAGTTCGAACATGCCATTGATGCTGTACAGGTTGTCCACGAACTCCGTCAGCTGCACGAAGTTGTAGTTGCCGATCCCTGAGTTGGTCGCATCGGAAATCGCGGTCACGGCCGCCTGCCCAAGCTCCGTATACCAGGCGTCCAGCGCGGTCTGAATCTCTTCCTCGGTGCGGCCCTGCGTACTGATGTACTGGGTCGCCATGTTCAGGTTGTCGAGAACCGTCTCGTTCAGCGTCACGTTCAGGCGATGAAAGTTATTCAGCGCGGTGAGAATCGTGTCGTTGTACTGCTGGCCCAAGGCGTCGCTGACGCCATCAGCCAGCGGAGTGTCCAAGAATCGGGTTTTGCTTGATCCGGAAATCAGGCCGCCCTTCTTCTTTTGCTTGATGTAGCCGCTGGCATCAAAGTCGCCATTGGCCACGCCGAGAGCTATGCCAGAGTCTTTGGTCTGGTAGCCGCTGCCGAACAGCTTGCTGCCGACTTTGCTCCATACCGCCTGGAACAAGGTCGAGCCGGTCAGGATGGCGGCCATCTTTCCGCCGACCACCTTGCCCAGCATGCCGTCCATTTTTTCGAAGTACTTGGCCGTCAGGGTCTGAGGCAGCATTGCCACCTTGCCGAGCGCAGTATCGCCAGCGCTGTCCCACATCGCACTGGCGTCCGGGCGCACGCCGGCGCTGTACAGCTTGCCCGACTGATACATGCCCATGATGATCGCCAGCGGCCACATCGCCGCCGCGCTACTCAGGGCAGCACTGATTTGACCGCCCAAGGTCGCGGCGCTCGCAGCGACCCCGGCTTCGGCTGCTGCATAAGAAGCCGTTGTCATGGCGGTGACGCCGGTACCGAACTGCGCCCCAACCGATGCCGCGCCCTGGGTGATTGCACCCGACAGCGCAGCCGTGGTGATGCCTTCCGCGCCAACGATGGCTGCAGCATTCGCCGCCGTCGCACCGGTGAAGGTGCTGGCCAACTGTGTGAAGCCCGATTTCAGCGTGGTGGTGATGCCGCTCAGCATGTTGCTGTAATAGCTCACGCCGCCCGACACAGCGCCGCTGACGCCACCGGATGCATAGCCGGTCGCCACGGACGAGCCGACGCCGGTAATGGTGTTCCAGGCAGACATCAGGTTTTTTCCGATCCCGACCGCGCCACTCCACAGACCGCCCGAAGTGCCGCCGGTCGATGTTCCGCCAGCACTCCCGAGCAGCTTGCTCCAGACAGCACCCAGCCCTTGGCCGTTGTCCGTGCCGGTCAGCCAGTTGCTGAACGACGCCAGCAGCGGCTTGGTGGTCAGCATGTGTGCAATCTCGCCCAGGGTTTGTTTGAAACCCTTTTTGAGGTTATCCCACAGCGATTCCGCGCCCTCGCCGATGTTGGCCCAGGCGTTGGCAAAGACGCTGTCGATTCGATCGATCGCGGCCTCGGTCATCTGACCCCAGAGCGTGGCCTTGGAGCGGTTGACCTCGTATTCATTGCCCAACTTGACCAGCGCATCGCGGTACAGCGCGGCGTTTTCTGGATACAGCGCCATCGCAGCGTTCAACGCTTTCTGCTCGTCGGTGTAATCCTTCAGCATCTTGATCTGAGGGTTCAGGCGGTCAACGATTTCGTTGGCTTTGTTGGCCGCCTCCAGCGCCTTGTTGGCCTCCAGCTGGGCTTTGGTTGTCGCCAGCAGCTGCTTGTATTCCTCGCTGCCCACAGCAATGTTTTTGCCCGCCAGTTCGGCCTTGACGGCCTTCTCGACGTTGAACGCCTCAAGCGCTGCGGTGCCCTGCAGCGTTGCTTTGGCTTCTTTTTCGAGGTTCTGAATCTCGACCTTCATGTCGGCAATCGTTTTGGCAACGTCAAGACGATCTTGGGCATCGTGCTGGGCGTTGATTGCCTGAGTCACTTTCTCACGCGCTCCGGCGCCGGTCTTGAGCAACTCCTCTTCGATTTCTTGCTGGATGGTCAGAGCACGGACGTTATCAGCCCCCTTGAGATACGCATCGGCCATCGCGTTCGACGATTTGAGGGCGATATCAGCTTTTTTGGTGAACTCGTCGAGGGCTTTGGCCTGTTTCTCGATCAGCTTTTCGCCGTCGCTCTTTTTGGGCTTGTTCGGATCGGTACTGGCAACGATACGGTTCATTGCAGCTTCTGCCCGATCCTCTGGGCTCGCACCCGGCAAAACAGGTGTAGGTAGTGGAGCTGCGCCATTGGTGAGCAGCGAGTATCCAGAACGATTGGCCTGAGGTGCTGAGGCCCCCATAGCAACGCGCGTGGCAGAGGCAACAGCGAAGTTCGCAGCCTGCTCGATTGCCGTAATTTGCCGAAGGGAGCTGCTTTCCGCAGCGGCGGCGGTATCGGCATAGGCCTTGCTCTGCACGGCAGCGGCTTTCGTCGCCGCATCCTCGGCCGTATAGAGAGCGACCAATTGCAGCTTGAGGCTCTGCTGCTGGACCTTGTTCCCCTCTTTTACTGCGTCCTGATACTTTTTCAGGGTGTCTGTCTGCTCAGCGATGATTTTCGCCTGGGCAGCCTGAGCGGGAGTCGCCCCCATTTTTGCAGCCGTGTACGCGGCCTCTGCCTCTGCATTCGCGCCGAGCAAATCACGGGTTTTGGTCAATTGCTCAATGTATTTGTCCCACGCGTCCTTGGCGGCCTGCGTTTGGCCGCCTTTCGACTGGGCGTCCTTGAGCTGTTCCGTGTTGGAGGTCGCTTGGGCTGTTGCGGAGGCAACGCCGTTGATTTTTTTCCCGAAGTCGGCGGCTTCCTTGGTGCTTTTCTGGTACTCGCTCGCTAATACCACGAGTTCTTTACTGAACGCCGGATACAGCTTTGTGTTTTTTTCGATCCAGGCAGTGACGCTGTCCAGTGTCTTGCGACCAGCCTCTACGTCCTCAATCATTCCTCGAAATTCGGCCGCCATCGGGCCAAGAGTGATCCCGCGCTCTACTTTATAAGTGTAGGAATCAAGAGCATCGCTTGCCGCGTCGATAGCTTTGATCTGCTGCTCGGCCCACGTAATTTTCTGCAGGCGCTGCTGCTCCGCCGAAAGGGCTTTGTACTGGGCAATCGAGTCTTCAACTGTCGTGTTGTGCCCAATCAGAGAGCTGGTCGCACTGTCTGCGCTGGTACCCACATTGAAGAACGAATAGGCCACTGCGGCCGTCATGGCGATCAATCCCACCGGGCCAGTGAGCAGCGCAAGCAGACCTCTTCCCGCGGCGCCGACGAGCAGCATCGCTTTACTCGCACTGGTTGCAGCGGCAGTAGCAGCTTCAGAAGCCCTGATTGCAGCATTGGCGGCCAAAGTTGTTTCAGCAACTCCGGCAGCTGCTACCCCGCGTGCGGCGTAAGCGGCCTGAATCTCGGCAGAGGTCGCAGCGGTGGTAGCCGCGAGTTGGAGCTCCGCTTCCTGGATCTGGCGGATGATGGCAACTTCTGCCAACCGTGCCTCGGCCATTCTGTTTCGAGCGGCAGCCCGGCCTTGCTCGGTAATTTGGGCCGATAGCCGCTGCTCTTCAAGGACACGCTCAGCGGCGAGCGTTGTTTGCACGGTCTTCAGGTTGTTGATTTCGGACTGCTGACGCATGCGGTCCGCGCCCAACTTCTGCTCTGCTGAAAGAACCTCAGCGGCAGCCCGCGCCAGCATCGCTTTAGCGTCAGCCTGGCGGGACTGAGCAGTCAAAACAGCCTGCTTGGCAGCAGCCGAATCAGCCTCAAGTTGGCGCAACGTAGCCGTCGTTGAGGTGGCGAGCCCAACGGCCTGCTGCAGTGCTGCCTTCGTAGACGCTGCAAAACCGATAACCATCTGACCAGCGGCCAATGCAAGTCGCCCGCCGATGATGGCGGCAAGGGTCTCTGCCACGCTTGAAACGCGCGCAAATGTCCGCTCTACGGCAGCAGAGTCAGCTGTAAGCGTATCAATAGCTTTGGACACATCCACAATGACACTCGCAACCCGCGCGCTGGCATTGCCAGCCTGATCGACCCGACCGATCAGCTGTGTATATGAGTTGCCGATTGCCGTAACGCTGTTGCCGATCGTGACGGCTGTTTTCGCGTAAAGGCTTTCGACGGCCTTTGCCTGGCTCTGAAGCGCCTTCACAACAGCATCGGCGGTCAGCTTTCCGTCCGCGCCGAGTGTGCGGAGCTGCCCTACAGTTTTGCCCATGCCAGCAGCGATAGCCTGCGCCAGCGCCGGGGCCTGCTCCATGACACTGTTCAGCTCTTCGCCGCGCAGCACGCCGGATGCGAAGGCCTGGCCGAGCTGAATCAGCGCAGCGTTGGCAGAAGAGGCAGAAGCGCCCGAGATCGCCATCGTCTTGCTGATCGTGCCGACGATGCCTGCAACGCCCTCACCGGTCAGCTTCAGCTCTTTCTGGTTAGTCGCGATCCGCTGATACAGCTCAGCTGTTGCAGTCAGGGGCTGGTACGAGCTCTGGGCGATGGAAAATACCGCCTTCTGTGCAGCATTGAATTCAGCGGCGCTCGATGTGACCAGTCGCAGACGGCTGGCAATGGTCGCGTAGGCATCTGCCTGGCTCACCAGCGAGCTGAGGCTCATACCTGCAACGACGCCAGCCATGGCGTTTCGAACCATGTTGCCTGCAACAGACGCTGATTGGCCTGCCCGGATAAAAGCCGAATCCACAGTCGCGAGCTGACGGTCGATACGCCCAGAAACTTGCGCCACTGTAGCATCAGCGCGGGCCATTTCCTGACGTAGCTGCGCCGTGGTTGCTTCGAGGCGGATCAGCATCCCCTGGACTTCTTGAGACATTCACTTTTCTCCAGGCATAAAAAAACCCGCCGAAGCGGGTTGCGGTTCAATCAGGGGTATCAGGCGGCGTCTTTGCGACTGAGGGCGGCAGCGCGGAACCCAATACGAATGTCACGACCAATCGCCTCTTTGGTTTTAGGCTTTTCACTCGCGCCAAATGGATTGGTGTTGCGCAGGAATTCGACCTTTGCATCCCAAGCCATCAGGATTTCGGGAACTGGGATCGTCCAGGCCTCACTGGGCGGCCAGCCCAGCCAGCCGGTAGCCATGCCGAATAGCTCGTCGACATAACTACCGTTGCCGTCGCGCTTTACTTTTTTGGCTTGGGGTTTGTCGCGTCAGCAGCAGCGGCAGCTTCTTGCTGCTCTGCGGTTTTGGCAGCGGGGTTCAACAGCGCGCCGAGGTATTCGATCAAAGGCGGGGTGACGCTGATAATGCCCTGGCGGTAGATCTCTTCCTCAAGCTCTTCCATCGCGGAAGGTTTCAGTGCCAGGCCAGCGCCAGCAATGATCACTTGGGTGACTGCCTGCAGGCTGAACTTCTGAACCTCATGCATCGCAGGGAGGATGCCGCCGAACATCTTTTCGATGCGCTTCACCGCTTTCAGGTTGAACGTCAGGGTGTAAAGCTCGGTACCAACTTCAACATCAACAGTGCCGTGGTCAGTCTTGGACATTTGTTTATCTCTCTAAAATAAGGTTTGGAACCGGTGCCGCAGAATTGCAGCACCAGGCATTGCAGGCAGGGCTTACGGCGTCGGCAAGACTTCGTAGATGCCGGAGTTGATGCCGACGGTGACGTTTCGCTTGATCACGTCTTCAGCGCCGCCGACGGTCTTGCGAGAACTCATCACCTTGACGGCGAAGTAGTCGATCAGGCCGTCGACGTACTCGACTTTCACCGGGTAGTCGAACTGCGAGCGGTCTTTCTGCGCCGCCACAAGCGCGAGCTGGCCAGCGTCACCAACATCGAAGCCGATCGCCAATTCAACCGAACCAGCATCAGCCAGCCCTTTCAGGTGGCGGGTGCGCGAATCAGCCAGGGCCGAGAACGTGACATCACCGACTTCGTCGCCGTAGTCGCCGATGTTTTCCAGTTCGCCAACTTCGACGTAAGTCAGCCCGGCGAACAGAGTGATTGCGGCAGCTTCAGTCGCCGGGAGTTTTGCCGTGAGACGCGGACCAATAGAAAGTCGCGTACCGGCAGCGGTATTTACAGGCATGGGTAGTCCTCCTGAGGACAGGTGATGTAGCCGCAGCGCGGCCGGATGATCGGAAATTAGTGCTGGGTGATAATTCGGAGCGTGACTGAACCCATGTAGGTTTTGCCGTCAGGCTCGCGAGTGGTCTGGGATCGAATAACGCGAACAGAAACAGCTCGCCCCTCGTCCAGGTGCAGGGGTTTTTCGTTCAGGGCCTCGTAGATCTCGGACATGATCCGCTTTACTTCCATCTGCCCCTGAAAATCACTCCAAACAGACAGGTAAAACAGCCGATTCTCGCGCTGCCGCCCATAGATGGGAGTGGTGTTGCCGGACACTTCGTAATCGAGTGTCACATACGGATAAGGCGTGCCTTCAGGCACCGCATCGAACACCGGCACGGTGAGTTTTTCAGTCAGTCGCTCATCCAAGGCAATCTGCAGGGCCATGTCCGGACTGCTCATCGAACGCCCCCTGCCGCCTTGGCCAGAGTGCTCTGTATCGCTGCCCGAATGAGTCGAGCAATGTCGTCCCGGTTTAGATCGATCGATGGACGGAGCCAAGGATGCGCAGGCCTGGCCGCCATCATGGCATCGCCGAATTTATACTGCTTCGTGCCGTACTCGGTGAACTTGGCATAGAACACTCTCTTGTTGTCCCGTTTGCCCCGGATGCCGATCTGGGCATCCAGACCTGACTTTGATACGAACGCTTTAAGGGTCTCTTCGGCTTTGTGCGTATCCTTCGGAATCAGCTCCTTCTGGGTGGCAAGCACCAAATCGGCCGCCGCGACCATCGCTGGCCGCAAATCACTTTCCATCTGGTTTCCGATCCGGCGCAGGAGGCCTCGCAGCTTGAAATCGCCTCTAGAGCGTCTGGCCATATCAGGATGCCTCGGCAGGAGCTTTATCGAGGTCCTTGGACTTGGCACTGGTGATCGGGACTTCCTCGGCAATGCCGCGCTGGACCAGTTCAGCGCCGGCCGCTGCGTTGACGACAAACTCTCCGCCGGCTTCAACGTTTCCGAACGGGCCGGACAAATTGGCTTTCGCAATGAGCTTCATGCTGATTCCTTAAGGGTTTAGGACGTTGGAACACAGCAGGCGAAGCATGCTGCGCTCGTTATCGGGTAGAACGGCTTCAATCAGATACGTGATCCCGCCATCTACCAAGCGGCGCTGCGCAACCAGGTCAGGCGCCGGACGGCAGCGCATTTCAGCCGAGATCACCGACTTTATCTGCTGGGCCACCACCTGGGTGCGCCCGGTAGGGACGGTGATTTCTGCGCGCACGTCTCGGACCTTTTCCCACGTTTCAGCGTAACCACCACCAGGCTCGCGAACTCGCGTCACCTGCTGCAGTTCGCACACGTGCCTCAATGGACCGGCGCGCATCAGACCCCCAGCGACACGCGGTAAGGGTGCAGCAGCGACCGAGAGCCTTGCGGCAGCTCGGCGACGCTGACACCCACCACGCTGTCTTCACGATTGGCGTAAAGGTTGCCCAGGATCAGCAGACAGGCCGATGTGATCGCCTTGTTGATTATCATCGGGTCCTCACCAGCCGAAAGATCCAACACGGCCGCAGCCATGGATTCGGTATCGGCGTAGAACGACCGATTCAGGTAGGCCATTGCGGACTCTTCTGCAGCTTCCAGCTTGAGCTGCACGTCAGAACGATCCGCCTCTTCGGCCCGACAGTGCAGCATGGCCGCTTCGATATCGATCACCGACATGTCACGCGCCTTTTTTCTTGGTTGGTTGAGCCGATTTTTTGGCTGGGTCGTTTTTTTCCGGTGAGAAATCAAGCGACCCGCTTGTCATCACGCCTGCCGGGGCACCCTCTTCATTTTCGAGCGTGACGACCGGCTCATCATCTGAGCTATCTGCCTCGGCGTAACCCTTGGCGATCAGCTCACGACCATGTTGCTCAATGGTTTCGAAAGAGCGCCCCTCAGGCAGAACCTGCCCGCCCAAATACAGCGGCTTCAGAGTTTTCAGTTTCACGAGTGCCTCCAGTGGGCTGCCATTTCGGCAGCCCGGTCAGGGGTTTTAAGGAGTGGTCACCGGGGCGGTGAACTCGCCGTAGATGAATGCTTCCGGGCGCTTCACGGCCAATGCGGCGCGCTCCTCGCAACGGATCGAGATCAGGTTCTTCTCGAAGTCATCGGCGTTTTCAGTCGAGATCACCACGTTGGCATCCTCGCGGTCGAACAGCTGGGCGCCGGTCTGGAATGCTCCGGTCAGGAACTTGCCCTGGAAGCCCGCCGCCTCGGTGGCCACTACCGGCAAGCCCCACAGGACAGGACCGGCGAGGCCGAGCGGGTTAGCCAGGATGTAACGGCCGAGGCTGTCTTTGGTCAGCTCGATTTTCGCCCAGTCGATGAAGTGCAGCACGTGACCGCTGGCTGGCAGGCGCGCAAGCTGGGCCTGCAGCATGGCCAGGCGCAGGTCATCGATGCCGGACTGATTTTCAACCTCGAACGCAGGATTGAACACCGAAGCCTGCGGAACGATGCCGTGCAGATGAACGCCGGTCCCGTCACCGAAGAGAATTTCTTGCTCCTCGGCATATTTCAGGCCGTAGCGCATTTCCACGTCGATGGTCGATTGCAACTGTGCGAAATCGTCCAGGATCTGCTTGGACGCTTTGAACATGTGGGCAATCGTCGAGACCGCAGTCAGCTTCGAGGCAAACTCGATGTTCGAATAGGGCTTTTGCATGCCCTCGGCAACAACACGCGCGGCATTGGTAAAGCCAGTCTGCTGAACCCAGAAGATCGCCGGGGAGCTGGTGCGGCCTGGAGCAATCAGATCACGAATGAACAGCCGCTGCTTGGGAGCGACGTCGATGCCTGGCAAACGCTGCGGCTCAACAATGCCCTGAGCCACATCAGTAGACAGCAGAGCGGCGCTCACCGGAATATTGATGCGCTTGCCGCCTTCGATACTGGCGGCAAACGCCTTCAATGCCTCGCTCTTGATGACGGTCGCACCCAGGCCGTCACGGGCCTGCGCAGTACCTTGCGCCGGCAGACGGGCGAACTCTTGCTCCATCTCGCCCAGCTGGGCCTTGAGCTGCTTTTCAGCCTCGGTCAGCGAGTTGAATTTCAGCGCCAGCTCGTCGACGGCGGCCTTTGTTTCAGCGGACAAAGTGCCCGCCTTTTTGGCTTCGCACAGAGCAGATTCAGCCTTCAGGCTGAACTCGCTGGAGGCCTTGGCCAGCTCGGCGGAAACATTCTTGAGCAGTTCGTTTGTATCGGTCATGGGTCAAACTCCAGGTACTGTTGAGGCTGCCGACTTGAACGAGGCAAGGGCCTTTTCGAGTTCAGCAATGGCGTCGGCCGGAACGGCCTTTGATTCGGTAGCGCTCGGCGTACCAGAGTCGGCAGCGCTGGGCGTGCCGGTTTTGAGTTCTTGAATCATTGCCCGGCGCTCTGAGCGCGGCATGCCCTGCTTGGCCAAGATCAGATCCAGGCGCCGGGCGGCAATTTGTTGAGGTGTGGAAGCCTTGGCGCTTTCCTTGGTTTCGGCGCTGTCGAGCAGCGAGTCTGCAAAGCCGTTCTCGACCGCAGCGCCGCCACCGATCCAGCTTTCAGCGTCCATCAGCTTTTGCATCGCTTCGATGCCGTCACCGGTGCGAGCCGCATAGATGTCGGCCATGGCCTTATCGAAAGGCTCCAGGGTGTCAGCCATCTCACGCAGGCCGAGCCTGTTTGCGGCGACCCCTACCCAGCAGTTGTGAATCATCAGGAACGCACCGAGACCCATCCGAACCTCATCACCCGCCATCGCAATGACAGAGGCTGCCGAAGCGGCAATACCGAGAACCTTGACGGTGACTTTGCCTTTGTACTCGCGCAGCAGGTTGTAGATCGCCAGGCCTTCGAACATGTCGCCACCGGGCGAGTTGATGTTCACTGTCACGTCAGCGCCATTGAATGAGCGCAAGAGCCCGCTGATACGCTTGGCGGTCACGCCGTCGCCGGTCCAGTAGTCGTAGCCGATGGGGTCAAACATCGAAATCGTGTTCTCTTCCTCGGTCGCGGCACGAATGTCCGGATTCCAGCGTTCAAGAGCCAGCGGCAACAGATCCGATGAAGCGCTCGCGCACGGGCGGCCCGCCGGTGCGGCAGGCAGTGTTCTGATCGTCATGTTTACTCCGTGGGTTCAGTGATGCTGAGCCGGGAAATAGAAATAAGGGCGTGGGCCATCGTCGGCGCGTCGGGGTCGCCGCCATCGAGCGCGGTGCAGATGTCCTGCAACAGCTCCCGTGTTGCCTCTTTGTTGCCGTCCTTGTGCGCGGTGAGCGCCTTGGACATGAAGCGGTTGAACTTGGCGGAGATATCCGAGCCCTGTTCCAGACTTTCCAGCGCCACCATGGCTGACTGGACCGTAAAGATGTCACCACCGGGGATAGGCGGCAGGTTCTCCAGGCGGCGGACCTCGTTACGGCTCATCCAGCCATTCATCAGCGCGGTGTTGTACCAGGCGCCACGGCCAGAGCTGTCGGCACGCAGCAAACCCTCGACAGAGAATTCAGCGAAGAATTCATCGGCATCAGCATCACCGATCAGGCACCGCGTGATTTCCTGTTCGATATTCACCAGCAATGGTCGCAGGCTGTTGGTCAGAAAGTGCAGGTTCTGCGCTTCGACGCTGGCCGCCCAGCTGCTTTGCTTGTCCATGTGCCCGACCATGAACGGCGGGACGCGGAACCAGCGGCAGATTTCCTCAACGTTGAACGCCCGGGTTTCCAGCATCTGCGCTGCCTCGGGATTCATCGTGACGCTCTGATATTTCAGACCCGCCTCAAGAACCATGGTCTTGCCAGCATTCTTGGAGTTGCTGAACGCCGCCAGGCTGGTCCGCAACTGCTCGCGCTGCTTGGGAGTGAGCGTGCCAGCACCCTGCGCCGCGCCGCCTTCGACAGTGAGGAAGCCGGAAGCCTGCAGGCCGTTGGCAAAAACCTTCGCGGCAGCCTCTTCCGCAGACATCGCAGCGCCGATCACGTCGCGACCCGTTGTCACCGGCAGCATGCCGCACACGCCATCCAGACCGAAGCCGCGAATGTGCATCAGGTTCTTTTCGGGGATGTCTCGCTCAATGCCGTTTTCGTTATAGGTGTATTTCAGCCGGCCGTTGTCCATGCGCTTGACCGTCATACACTGCGGCTTCAGCGGATCCAGTGCCACGATTCGGCTACCGATGAATTTTTTCTCGATGAACGCATTGCCACGAAGACAGATGCTGGCCACTACCATCAGCATGAATCGCTGCGGCGTCATCTCGGCGTTGGGCGTCCGGCAAAGCACCCGGTATAAAGGGTGATCGCGGGCCGATTCCCGAGATCCGTCAGGCATGCGCCGGTATAACTTGAGCGGCAGCGTGGAGACCGACTCCGACAGCAACCGAACGCAGGCCCAGACCGTGGATAGCCGAATCGCGCCGTCTACGGTCACGTTTTTACCGCTGGTGGACGTGCCAAACCATTCCTGCCAAAACGCTTCGCTGGTCAGCCCGACAGGAACGCCGAGCCAGCTCTGAAGCGCGGAGCGAATCCGCCCCGGTTTCTTTTTGCTCGCCATCAGAGCCCTGCCATTATTGGATTATCAAAGAAGTCATCCACGTTGCCCCGCGCCGTGGGATTGAGCGACATAAGTGCCACGGCGTTGAAAAAGGCCATCAGTGGGTCAATTTTTGCGGTACCCGAAGCCTGCTTGGTGATCAGGATCGAGTTGCCAACCGGCACCACCTTGGCGTTACCGCAGCACCAGGACATCATTGGCTGTCCGCCATGGACGATGCCGCCTTCTGCGAGCTTGCGTTCAGCGGTCTTGATGGAGCCGCCAAGCTTCCAGCCCTGGGAGATGCCAATCACTACGTCTTTCGGGATTTCCGCAGCGATCAGCGCGTCAAGAATGCCGCCTACGCCAGCCGGGTCGACCCCAACCATATCCAGCAAGCCGGACACGTAAATCTGCGAAACCAGCTCGGCGACCTGCTCGACGTCCTTACCGATGTAGTCAACCAGGATCAGGTCGCCGTCTTTGGCGAAGTCCATGAAGCGCGGCGCTTCGCTTTTCCGGCGCTCCAGCACGGTCGGGTGAGCCCAGGCACGGGTCCAGACCAGCCACTCACGGGTTTTGGCGTCACGACCTACAACTGCCATGCCCAGCAAGTCATCAAGTCCGCCGCCGTCGATGCCGACGTCAATGACTTCACAGCGCTCGATCAACAGCTCAAGAGATAGGTTCTTGATCCTCGCCTGCCCGATCCAGAATTCAGCGCCGGCCCACCGGTTGGCCCGCAGATTCATCCCTATTTCGACGTTCAGGTGCTTGGCGAGAAACTTGCGCTGCGCACCGGGCTCTTTCTGAGCCTCTTTGATCATCTGGTCTTCGAGCCATTCACGGCTTACGGATCGGCCCATGTTCGGGTTGGTGACGTAGAAGTTCTCAGGCTTTAGGTAATCCTCTGCCTCGATCATCGCCTTCGGGTATTCGTAAATAACACCCAGAGACTTTTTGTCGGTGATCTTGCCGTCACGCACATCGCGGTAGTAATCGACCTTCTCTTTGAAGACGCCCGCCGGTGGCTCGTCGCTCTGGGTGGAAAGGAAAATAACGAACCCTTCATCCCGCGAAATCTGGCCGCCAGTCGCCTCCATGAGCATCGCGTCGGCGTTGGGCCGCTTGCCGAACACCCAGAGCTCATCGACGAGGATCTTGCCGGACTTCTTGCCGGACACCGTGTCAGAGTCGGCGGCGACCACTTTCAAGGCCGCCTTGGTGGTCAGGTGAGTGATGGTCCGAATGTGATCCTGAACGTGGAGCATTTTCTCCAGCACTGAATTGGCACGCACCATCGCGGCGGCAGGCTTGTAGCTGTTCTGGGCAACCTCAATGGTCGGGGCCAGAATCAAAAGCTCTTCGTTGTCCCGCCAGTTGCGCACCAGGGCAGTCACCATGATCCCGGCGGCGATGGTCGATTTGGCGTTCTTCTTGCTGATCAGCAGGAAGTACTCTCGGATCATCTGCTTGCCGGTCTCGGCGTCGTATGCGCCAAAGATCGCGGCGACAAAATCGAATACCCACGGCTCGCAGCATTCGCCGAAAGTCGGCTGGCCTGGCACATCGACAACCCGCAGCGACTTGAATAGCTCGAGCGCGGCGTCAGCCTCTGATCGGAACAGCGGGGGAAATGGAATCAACGACTGGCGCGAAAGTATCCGCCGCTCCCAGTCGGGACAGGCTGTCGACCATTCCATCTACTTCACCGACCGCAGGGGCGGTGGCTTGCCTGTGCTGTAAATCCCGGCGGCCGCCTTCTCCGCCTCGTTTTGCTTCTCTTCCTTCTTGCCGGTCTCGCCCTTGCGCTGGTGCATGAACGGCATCAGCGCCTTGGCGGCGTCGACTCGCAGTTTTGCCTCCGCTTCCGGGTCGTTCATGGCGGCGATAAGGAATGCCTTTGGGTCGGTGAAGGTCAGCGCTCTGGACAGGTCGAAGGCTGGGCCGTCTTCCGCGTCGCTGACGTCGGGCTGTTCTGGTTCGGCCTGTTTGGCTGGCGACCTGGCTTTAACATTTTTGTTAACGGTGCTGCTCGCGAGTGCCGCCAAGACGTGAGGGTCTTTGGCGAGCCTTGATCCGGCAGCAGATGCGCTGGAAGCGCTGTAACCAGCGGCTATGGCGGCTTCTTTATTGGACGCACCTCCCCTCAAAGCATCGGCGAATGCGCGCTTTTTGGGTGTTAAAGCCATTAACAAAAATCCTGAAAAGGGGAAAAAAACTACGAATGCGGACCGGGTGGTCTAGAGCACGAAAGCTCCAGACTTTCGAGGCACCCCCACCTCGGCGGCACGTCACTGGCGTGCCGCACCAAAAAAGCGCATGGCAGCTCGGGGAGCTGGCGTGCTACAAGCTCCCGGCCTCCTCCCGCTGCTTCACGGATGAGTGACAGGTGGTGCACAGCGATGCCCAGTTGGATCGGTCCCAGAACAGCGTCATATCGCCCCGGTGAGGCTCTATGTGGTCGACTACAGTGGCGGCAGTGACTCGACCCAATCGGTCGCAGTACACGCACAACGGATTACTCAGCAGATGTCCGGCTCGCGCCTTCTGCCACGCGTAGGTGTAGCCGCGTTGGCTGGACGACGTCTTATCCGTTCGCCACGACCCCGGCACCATCACCGGCAGAGGGTTGCTATGAGTGCCGACGCGGTTGCCGAGTGACTTCAAACGGGTCATTGATGAAGCCTCACTGAATGACACATGCGGGCCAGATGCCCTGGGCGTATGCCAGTGCTCCAGCGTGGTCGTGATCTTCTTGCATGATCATGGGGAACGGCGGGTAGCCGGGTGCCGTGACTGACCATGCCTTCTTCATTTGCTCTGGCTGCGCACGATTTGGGCGTCCACCTGATCTGCACATGTGTCGAGCAGCTTGATGGCCTGATTCTTCAGCTCCCAAAGCTGACCGTTGTCGGCGAGGTCTTCATCTTCAACCCGCTCACAAGGGACCAACGCTGGCGCTTCAATCCTTACCGCGCTGACCTTTGTCACTACCGGCGGCTTTGCCGCGCAGGCCGTCAGGCAAAGGCTGAGCAGCCCAATCGCGAACAGGCTTGCTGTTTCGTTTGAGAGTTTCAAAGTCTTTCCTCGCCTGTTTGGCTTTGTCTTCGCTGACCTTGATGCGCTTGGCCAGGTCCGCCGTGTATGCAGCGTTGCGCTTGGCTTCAGCCTGCAGCGTGGTGATGGTGGCTTGGCTCTCAGTGTTGGCAGCAATGGCGTCGTTCTTGCCTTTGGTCTCGACAGTGAGCGCGCCTTGCAGCCCAACGTATCGGTACTGCTGGAAGCCGATCAGCAGCACCGCGACAAGGGCGACGATGAATGCAGCTGCAAAGGCCTTCATGCCGCGTCCGCCTTGCGCCCAAGGAAGCGCGTCACCAGTTCACGAATGGCGGTCACGCCGAGGAATCCAATACTGCCGCCGGCTGCCACTGACAGACTCGGAGGCCAAGCCATCCACTCGATCAGGCTTGAAGCCACAAGGCTTAACGCTCCACAGATCAACGCTTCGAAGAAGATCCGGCGTTTACTGGTTTCTTTCGCGTCGTAAAGGATGCGCAGTAGGGAAACGATGACGGCCATGATCAGGCCCTGCACTGAGGGATTCGAAAGGGCGACCCAGAGCGCAGCCCATGTATCTGGCTTTTCAGGCATGTTTGGCATCCGGTGTCTCCCTTTCAGGGAGTGAATTAGGTCGGCCCCAACAGCACTCCCAGCTTGGCGCAATGGGTGTGGTGGAGCCGAAAACGAAAAAGCCCCGGCATCGGCCGAGGCAATAATTTACAAATACAGCAAATTTGCTATACATATACCAAATTTGCTGTATACTGAACTCATCCAATCAACGAGGCGAGGTGATGAGCTACAGCGAATTTAGACGGTGGTTAAAGGCTAAAGGAGTCAGGTTTGAATCGCTCAAAGGTACGAGCCACTTCAAAATCTACTACGAAGGCAAACAGACGATCTTTCCGGATCACGGTGCAAAAGAGATGAAAGAAGGAACCCGGAGAGGAATCATCAAACAACTGGGGCTCAAGTGAGCCCCTTCCACCGTTGAGATACGTTCATCACTTCGCTTCACGAACATCACTCAGAGAGCCGCCCAAGGGAGGGCTAGGAAATGTTTGACTACCCAGTAACTGTACATACGGAAGACACCCCAGGTGTCGCGCTGACCTGCGACACCATTCCAGAATTTAACGCGGTCGGTGATGACCTCGCGGAAGCCTTGACCGAGGCTGGCGTTTTAATGCCTGCCGCTCTATCGATCTATGTAGATCAGCGCCGTGTCATTCCCCATGCTCCGGTACCCGAGGATGGCCAGCCAGTTGTGCGCCTATCTGCGCTTGCAGTTGCCAAGATTGAGCTATGGAACACCATGATGGAAAAAGGCCTGCGCAAAGCTGACCTATGCCGGTTGCTTGGGGTAAGCCAAAGCCAAGGAGATCGACTCGTCGACTTCATGCACGGCACCAAACTGGAAGCGCTTGAAGCTGCATTAGCCGTACTGGGCAAACGTCTGAAAATCTCAGTGGAAGCCGCTTAATGCAAAAGCCCGGCTCAATGGCCGGGCTTTTTACTATCAGGGTGCCGCGCTGGTACAGCTGAACACCGTTGCATGAAAACAGAGCTATTCCATATGGACAACTGTTTTTTCAAGCTGCCTCTTTCACTGCCTCCAGAGCGCAATCCACCCAAGCAACACCAGCCTTGATCAGCTCGCGTGCCTTCATCTCGCTGAAGCCGTATTGACGGCCTACACGAATCGCGGGCCACTTCGCACCGAAGTACAGCCAGACCATATCGCCCATCTGCGCATCACGGCGGCAGAGCCTGGCAACGGCTGCATCAACCAGCCCAGCAAGCTCGTCAGTGATCACATAGGCCTTTGTGGTCGATGGCATCACGTCACGCATGATTGCCAGCGATGGCGACGTATAGCCCGGCACACCCATGCCATCCATACGCCAGAAGCCCCACTGCTCGAGCATGTTTTCGGTATCCCCAAGAGGACGGTGCAGCGGTTTGCGAATCATCATGATCAGTCCCCTGTGTAGTTCGATCCGCCGGCACCGCGGCGGTTGTTCTGTTCGTATTGCTGGTGTGCACCACCACGCTGACGGTTAGCACTTGCGATTTCGGCCAAGGCCTCTTTGAGCCTTTGATTGAGCACCGGGACAATATCGTTGAGTGGCACCGGCTGAAGCGTGTGGCCACAGACCCAGCCAGAGCCGTGGCAGCTAACACACTCCAGCTGGTGAAATAGCCCGGTGTAAACGCCCTTCCCCATGCAGATGTTGCATTCGACGATGAACTTCAACTCGCGGCGAAACGACGGGCCGTGACTCTTCTTCATTGGGCCTCCCGTATCTGGCGGTAGATCGCATATGCGTCATCCCAAGGTGGGCAATGTTCGATGCGATGGAGCTCACCGGTGAGCATGAAAATATCCATATATACGTGAGGCCCCATATACACCCAAGTCATGCTGGAGACGGCGGCTGGGTCAATTTCCGGGGTATTGCTGACGAAGTGGATGACCGTACCCTGAGGACAAATGATCATTTTGAAACCTCGCCTATGGTTGATTCTTGAATAGGGTCACAGCCCTTATGTTCCGTGACCTGTAGCCCGTTACCAGAATCTCCCGTTCTAAAGCCGGTCAATGCTTGAATCTGGTTCAGGCCCTTTGAATCTAGATGCGCGTGCCACTTCTCAAGGGCATCACGCTTGCGGCTCATCACGTCCGACTGGATATAAACCTTCACGTTATGGCCCATGGCGTGGTTGATCAGCAGTTCACCGATCAGGTGGTCGATGCCGATATCTGCCCAGCCCGTGCGGGCCAACTTGCGCAGGTCGTGGCTGGTCCACTCGCCCTGCCCCAGCCTTGCGAACACGGCGCTGGCCTGGCCTTCACTGAGCGCCTTGCCGCTACGGGATGGAAACAGGAACTGACCGCTGTAGCCGCTGGCCCACTGCATATCCCGGTAGCTGATCAGCAGACTGCGTACCTGATCTGTCAGAGGCAGGTGATGCTCTACACCCGTCTTCGTGTTCTCCGCCGGGATAAACCATTCACGCTCAGCCAAGCTGATGTGTGACCAGCGCGCTTGCCGCGTCTCGCCGATTCGGGTGCCATGGCAGAGCATCATCAGCGCCAGCAGACCGTCCGCCGGTTCGTCCTCGAGCACGGTCAGCAGACGCGCTATCAGGTCCTGCAACTGGGTGCCGCGCAATCGGGACGGCTTGATGCCGACCTTGGCTTTCGAGAAGTCGCTGAACTTGATGTCCTTCATAGGGTTGACCACGATCAGGCGGAGTTTGAACGCCTGCCGGAATGCCAAGGCCAACAGCTGAAACGCCGATCGCACGTAATCAATGCCGATGGTTTCCTGCGCTGGCCACATGAACTGATCATCAAGACTGGCCTTGTCGATGCCGGTAAGCGCCAGGTCGCCCAGGCGTGGCTTGAGGTGGCACTTGATCAGCGAGGCGCCGGTCTTCTTGCGCTTCTCGGACAGGCTGCGGTCGCGTGCCATCCGGTCAGCGTACCAGTCCAGCAGCTCGCCAGTCGTGACCCACTTCGACAGGTTCGACCCGGCTCCGGCATTGAGCCGCAAGCGGATGCCAGGCAAGGCCGCAACGACCTGTTTGGCCGTCAGGTCGGGGAAGCTGCCGACGAGGTTCCATTTGCCCTTGCTGACCAGGTACCACGACGCCCGGGAACGATCCCGCGTAAAGCGCAGGTACAGGCCTCGGTTTTCAACGTCGCGCAGGTCACGCTCGGTACCAGCGGCCTGCCGTTTGATTTCAGCATCGGTGATGCGCACGGCGGCCGTCATGCTGACACCTCAATGTAATCCGTGATGCGAACTCGGACGGCTCCGCCCTTGATGGTTTCGGCACTGATCTGCAGCTGAGTGACGAACCTGCTGTCGTCAATGCCCAGCGCCTGCGCCACACCGTCACGACCAGACTTGAACGCGGCGATGCAGTTGTCATCGTCACGACGGCGTCGGTCTGGCGGTATGAACTCGAGCGAAAGCAATGCCCGGCCGGTGGGCACTGGAAGTGCGGCCTGACGGCAAAGCAGAAAACAGGTATTGCGGTACGCTTTCGCGGCCCGGCTTTTGGTGGCCCAGTGCGTACGCGCATTTGGGCTGAGCGCCTTGGGCGGCCACGGCAGCATCAGTTCAGTCATGCGACCCCCTTGACGGTGAGGATTCCAGCCCTGATCAGGGCTTCGTGGGTTTCGGCAATGGCGCGAGGAATATCCTGCCAATCGATATCGCCCGCGCCGCGACCATCGATCACATCGTGACAAGCGCTGCAGGCGTAAACCGCTACGGTGTCGAAGCCCTTCATGCCCATGCCCTTCTGGCCACAAGGCAGGTGGGCCAGCACGGTTGTTTCTGGGTTGTGATTGCAGGCACCAGGGATGCGAACAGTGCATTCTTGGCCGTTGGCCGAAGCGCGGAGTTTCTTCGAAGTCACGCGCATACCGACTTTCCCGTGACCACATCGACCACATCGAAGGTGTTCGGCCACATCCAGGCGCCGTAGCGCTTGGCCATGGCAGCGTCAACGAACAACGCTAATGCGTGGTCAGGCGTCGAGCCCAAGTCAACCTTGAACGAGCAGCAGAACACCGCGTACCGGTAGGTATCGATGTCAGGAACAGCCAGACGACGGTCAGTCATGCGAACCTCCACGACGGGCACGGAGTTCGGCGAGCGCTCTGTTGCCCACGTCTGGTGTAATTGATTTACCTCGCGCAGCCAGTTGCGCGACTGGCACTGGTGGGAGTTCTTCGCCCCGCCAGATCTTGCGACATTGCTCGAGATACTTCTGCTCGAACTTCGCCATACCCAGATCCCGTGGCAGCGTTTGCAGGCTCATAAAGCCCGCTGCCGCGGTCGCGTGGTAAATCGCCGGGTGAAACCATTTGCCCCGGCCCTGCATACCCGGATGGGAATTGCGCATCGCCTGCGAATAGGCCACCTCGACACTGGGTAGGCCAAGTCCTTCCGGCGCAAAACACCAACTCACGAACACACCGGGCGCGGGCACAAACGCGGATTTGCTGGCGCTGACCATCCTCATGCCGTGGCGCAACTGGTCCATGGAATTGATCCCGGAGCGCATAAACTCGGCGAGCCATTCCAGCTTCGATGCGTCCATGATCTCTTGGTTTGGCCAAGACTGACGCCACGCCCCGCACGCCCCTTGTAAGCGCAGAAACAAATCGTCAATGACCTGCTGGGTTGCCGGATCGATTTCAACCGGTACCGCTGGCGCAGGCCGATAGTTCGGGTCAGTCCGCCGGTTCTCAACCAGGTACCCTGCACGCACTGGACCAGTCACAGGATCACCCCCTTGGATGCCCAGTCGCCGGTAGACTCAGCCTCTGGCTTAGCGGCGGGAACGTTGCCCTTGGCGCGCTCTTTCTGGAACCAGATCACCAGCCGATTGCACCAGCCCGCAGCGGAATCGACGGTGCCGGGCTTGGCCACGAACCAGCCCTTGAATGAGCGCAGGATTGAGTCGGAAATATCAGTCGGTTTCACACCAGCGATCTGGGCTTGGGCGATCAGGTAGCGGCTGTCTGGCGACCAGTCGGCGAACATTGCGAAACGCTGACGGTCGTCGGTCGGTTCGATGGCCTGCAGATCCTGATCAGCGATGACGTCAGAAATCTCGCGCGGCTGCTGCTCTTTGGTTCCTTGATGGTTAAGTGATGTATTGGGTGCAGCTGCTGCACCCCGTTCTGCGTTTTCCTGCACCCCGTTCTGTTGTGAGCTGCACCCCGTGCGGTCATCTGCACCCCGATCTTTACGGGGTGCGGCATTTGCACCCCGCTTAAGCTGAAGGTCATACACCACGGGGCGGCGGTCACGGCGGTCGATGTAGGCAGCAGCGATTGCCTGATTACCCTCAGCGATCCACCCGGCCTTCGCCAACTCATCCAATTTCAGTCTGACAGTACGCTCTGAAAGCCCTGTCTGTTTCGAGATGGTCGCTGCTGACGGAAAGGCACCTCGGCCTTCAGGCCCGGCGTAGTTCGCCATGCACAGCAAGACATGCCGCGCGGCGGGGTTGTCCAGAGAGGAAGTCGGGATATCCATAGCCCAGGTCATTGCTTGAACGCTCACAGTGCTACTCCAATCGATCCGCCTTTGTTGCCTTGCTTAGGTCTGATGTGCATAATCCGTCTCGCAATGTTGTGAAGAAGCCGGTCTAGCCACCGGCTTTTTTTTGCCTGAAATTCAGGCGTTATGGGTGCCTGGCGCTTCCGTGTTAGCTTTTTGCTTCCACACGAAAAGGCCACGGAGGCCAGACATATGAAACTTCCCGAAATCCACTACCCATCTGCCTGGGCGAATGCTGTCGACGCCCAAGAACAGGCGCTCAGAGGCGCAAGCAATGCCGGAGGCGAGGGGCGAGAATCTAGAGCGGCGCGCCTGGCCCTCGGGCCTTACAAGCTGACGTGCTTCCTCCACAATCTGCGATGCAAATACAGCACTCCATGGCTGGATCTCTCTCCCGCCCAAGCTGGCCAGCTCTATCTGATCAACAAACATCACTGGCTACCGGGTGCTTTCCAGAACACAGAGGCGAGTGACATGCTTTACATCCTTCATGAAGAGCTGATGGATCTTCAGCTGACGTCAGAGCAGTTCCAACCAATTCGGGAATCGGCTTCGCACCTGCCCGCTTGGGCCGATCTGGCTGCAGAAGGTAATCAAGAGTGACAACCGGCAGCACCTGGCCGTAAGCGACAGTCACAAAGGAAGTTGGAGCCTGACCCGCAGCAGGTCGGGTTTTCATACCGAGACGCAATGCAATACAAGCCCCGCCCGCTGATCCGGCCGCCAAGGCGAGAAGATAGATAACCAAAAACTCCAAACCCATTCGCCGTCTCCACTGGTTGTATAAACAGCCAATCCGCTGTACTACCTAGCCTTCGCGTATGAGCGGACAATCAGTTCGTTGCCGCTCATCGACGGGTTTAAGCGGCTGATTTTTTGTCGGACGCCTTGGTGCTCTTACCCAGCTCCACATGCATCTGGTCGATAGCAATCCCAACGATGTAACTCGGGTTACTGATCTGGCCGCTACGGATACGGAAAATGGTCGAGATGTCGCACTTGGCCCGCTCTGCGATGGCTTTGTAGGTCAAGCCAGAGCCAAGCAATGCATCCAATTTGTTCGGAAGATCGGTAGCGCTCATGGCTGCCTCCTTTGTAGATATGCACATAATCATGCACCAGTGCATAACTGTCAACGCTGCACTCTATTGCGGTATGCACTGCCGAAGGCGACGATTGCACTCATGCATAAAACTATCGATAAAATTCTGGCCGAACTGATGGCCCGCGACGGCCTCAACCAGGCTGAATTAGCTCGTCTATCGAATGTTGGTCAACCAACAATTTCCCGGATACTCAAGCCTTCTGGCCCGAAAGGAATAAAGGACCCGACCGATAAGCAGGTGCGCCCCTTAGCGTCTGCCCTAAGGGTCACCACGGATCAACTGCGAGGCTATGCACCGATTGATGGCAATACGGCCGATAGCGCGGTGCATGAACAGAGATCATCTTCTACCGATCTGGTACTCGCTATGCTGGCTCGTAGCTCGAACCTACCCGAGAACCTCAGGAAGAAGATTCTAGCTGTCGCAGACGCCGAAGACGGCGACCGCTCAATCGAGAGCGACTTCTACCGTCCGGGTGTTGTAGGCGACGAAGTATGGATCGCTCACTACGATGTACGCGCGGCGATGGGCGGCGGGCAGATCCCACATGAATACCCGGAAATGCTCCAGGACATCAGAGTCAGCCCCAAGCACCTGCGTGAGATGGGCGTAACGTTCAAGGAGCACTTCCACCTCAAGATGATCACCGGCTGGGGTCAGTCTATGGCTCCGACGATCAAAGACCGCGACCCATTGCTGGTCGATGTCACGATCCGTGAGTTCACCGGGGATGGCATCTATCTGTTCTCTCACGATGAAATGCTCTATGTGAAGCGGCTCCAGAAAAAGGGGAAGGCCCTTTTCAAGATGATTTCGGACAACAAGCATCACGACCCAGAGGACATCCGGGTCGACGACACGCACATCCTGGCTCGCGTGCTGTACGTGTGGAATGGGAAACCGGTTTGACGCATAGCGGGAGGAGCCATGGGCCTAACAAAACCGAATCAACAACTCGCACGCGACCTTCAGGGCCTCGCTGCCGACTTCAAGTGGTCAGCGGTAGAGCTGATGCGGATCGCTGAGCGGTTGAGCCTGGTGGGCAATGAGTCTGACGCTCAGGCCATCATGAGGATGATCACTGTGTTCCATGCTGGCGAGGACAAGCTGGCCGGGTATGCGGACGAGGTGAAGGATGGGCGGATTGTGCGGGAACGGGCTGAGTGACCTTCCCCCCCCACATCGTCATGAAATATAGGGCTTACCTGGCGCAGAGCAAAGGTACGCGGCTACCAGCGGTTAAAATCTAAGGAGAGGCAACGTGTCTGATGGCAGTGACTTGCTGGATGAGGTAAATCGAATTACTTCACTGAGTGTAGAAGAATTCGCTACATTCCTAAAAAGTGTAAACGCTGATGGTGCTTGCGGGTCCTGCGGCCGAAACGTCGACTGGTTGATTCGACGCAGTGACGACAAGCCTGTGCTATTGCAGGCGCCATTTTATAGCTTGACCGACGAGGCTGACGTCTTTTTCTCTACTCTCTGCCCCTTGTGCGGAAATACCCGATTTTACAACGCGCGATATGTTGCGAAATACCTGGCCCAGAAGAGGTCCCCCGGTAATGGCGAATAATGATAACGTGCGTGATATAAACGGCGGATTGCCCATTCGACCGAAAAGCGGTGGCGGGGAACCACCAGGGGGTAACGAATTGGAAGCTCGGGTAGCAGCGCTTGAAAAGTCGAATCTGGACATTCGCGAAAAGCTTGTGCGTGTAGAGACAAAGCTCGAAGGACTGGCTTCTCAGGTTGCAACGAAGGCAGATATCGCAGAGCTTGCCACAAAGAACGACCTGCACGGATTTGTTCGGGCGAGCAGCAAGGATATTCAGGACTTGGCCGTGAGCTTCCAGAAGTCAATAAACGAACAAACTTGGAAATTCATAGCATGGTCATTCACCATGGCCACGTTTCTGACAGGCATATCCTTCTGGATAGGAAGATTGCTAAAGTGATTTGAGCCCGGCCCAGCACCGGGCTTTTTCGTTCTACGTTTACAAATTTTTCACGCCATGCCCCGTATGGTCATCACAGCTCCAAGTGTTTAAGCCCGCTGATCCCCATCGCGGGCTTTTCTTTGCCCGTTAGAAAGGTGCGGGCTCCTCTTCAGGCTCCTCGTACGCCTGCGTAGGCAAATCCTCAATCGGCTGCGGCTCCCACCTTACCGTTACGCTACCGTCATCGTTGAACGTCATGTCCAGCTCATCGGTAGCGACGAGTACACCCATCACCTCCTCCCATTCTCGATCCCCGTCCGTATCCAGGCGATGAATCGTTACCCATCGCCGCGTCTGTGCGACTGGGTGGTTGATCATCTCTGAAACCCGAAGACCCAAACGCTCTACCCCGGACATATCCACGCGTACTGCTTGTGTCGCCTTCGCCTGCGCCATACCCATAATCACCTCCATTTATACTGTATGCATATCCAGTTAAATCAGAGAATAACTTAGGCTGTAGGAAAAGTTAACCCGCCGAGGAGAGAAGATTTTTCAATGCAGATGTGCAAATTATTATGCACCAGTGCATTGACAGTTAAATTGCACCAGTGCATATTTCACCCATCGCAGCGATTAAAGCGCAGCGCACAAGACTGGTGAAGCCGCCAGATAGCAAGGGATCAGCGAAGTGATCTCCCAGCCCCGGAGGACGGGACCGACTGGACGAAGCTCTTTACAGAGGACGGAATGACATTTTGGAAAGCATCACTGAAGCACCTGGTCTGCCGGGTGCTTTGGGATGACAACCACCGAGTAAAAAGAATGGATACAACCATCGTAAGCGGGGCATGGAAAGGCCACCTCGGCCGTGGACTTGCGCCGCGAGAGTTGCAGTTTCTACTTTCAGTCGCCCAGGGCTGCACGGCCAAAGAAATCGCACGGACGTTCGGCATCGCGCCGGGCACCGTCGTTAAGCGCCTGTCCGTTGCCATGTTCAAGCTGGGCGTGAATCGCCAGACAGCAATGATCGCTGAGGCCATGCGCCGACAGATCATTTCCCCAGTCTGTTTCATGTTTGCGTCGTTGATAGCTCTGCATTCAGTCCTCGATGACGACGCCATGAGGCGAGACCGCAAGATCCCTGAGTCACGCCGGGGCGGGTACGAATTGAAGATGAGCCGCAAGGGCGCCGAGAAGTTGAGGCCCGCAGCGGCGATCTGCTAACAACCAGCGCCAGCGACAGCATGTCGTTAACTGCCCGATCCTCTCTATGAGGGCGCATCGGTCTGCAATCTCGCCGGAACGTGCGTACCGGTTACCCGCCAGCCCGGCACGGGGCTGCCAATACGGCGGGCTGAGGGTTCGCCCTCTGAGATTGCAGATCGATGCGGATGAGTACACACCGCGAAAGCGGCCCCTGCATCACCTCCCCCTCAAATCAAACGACCGCATCGGCAGGTGCCAGGCCAGTCTCACGGCTGGGGTTGGTCACCCGTGCCTGGCATCTGGCCAATGCGGTCATGGAGAACTCTATGAATCAGACACTCAGCCAGCGCCGCGCAATCCTCGAAGGCCTGCGCCAGCGCTGCACCCTTTCCACTGCCGAGTTTTACGACAAGGTCGGCCGGTTCAACCCGGCCACCCTGCCGCGCTTCACAGTGATTCCGAACGGCAACAACGAGTTCGGCATCGTCGAGCGCTCGACAGGCGTTGTTCGCGGTGTGCACCAGGGCCATGGCGCCGCCTGCAAGGTGGCTGCCCAACTGGAAGCCCAGCCGGTGCCTAAGCGGTCGTTCGCCTCCTACATGCTGCTCTGGACCAGCGCCATCGCGACTGGCCTGGCGTTGTTCGCGCTGTACGGTGCAGGGTGATGATCAGCCCAGAGCTGAGCATGATTCAGCAGAACGAACAGAAATCTGCGGAGCTGAGCAGAGCTGTTGACGACTTCCTGCAACGAGGCGGCGTCATCGGCACGCTGACGGGCTTCCCTGTAAGGCCGCAACCAAAGCCTTATGGCCGCTTGGTCGCGCCAAACGTTCACCGGTCAGCACCGCGCCGCCGCACACAAGAGGCGGTACGCACAGCAGCCACGACCAATGCGGTTCCAGGCAGGTGCCACGGCCGAGCAGAACAGGTAGAGAGCATCCGCAAGCTGGCGGAGACGAGGACGATCACCGAAGTCATGCGCGAAACAGGCCTAAGCATCTACAGGCTTCGGAAAATGGCCCGCGTGCATGGCTTCGAATACACGGCGTTCATTCCGGCTTCCAACCTGATTCCCTATCAAACCGATCCGGTAGCTGACGCATTGAACGTGGTTCGGATCAAAGCCGCCCGCGACCGGGGCATATCGCGTAAAGCCGCCGTCGTCGAACTCGGACTGAGTAACACGATGATCAAGCGGCTGATCCGTGAGTTCAACATCGATTACCCGCTGCAAAGGCCAAGCCCGAAATGAGGCGCATGCAGTGCCTCGCCAACCAGCGGCGTCGACCACTCCAAATTCACATACCAGCATCCGGGATCCTACCGAATGGCCCAATCAAAAAAGACACCGGCAGATCACTCCCGAGACTACCGGCAGCGGGAGCAGGAGCAGGAAAAGGCCACCAAGCTGGGGATCGAGAAGATTACCATCGACATGGCAGCAGGTGTGAAAGCCGGGATGGCCGCTGCCATGAAGCGCAACGGCATCAAGAACGCTCAGGAAGCCTGGCAGAACATCGGGCTGTACCTGATGCGAGCCAGCCCTGAAGAGCAAGATCGGATGTTGAAATCTGGTACGTCAGATTTTGTTATCTCGCTAAAACTGGCGCGTCAGTATCTCGAAACAGCTTCGGCGGAACTAAAGGCCAATCCTGGTGACGAGATTGTCCCACCGGAATCCACTGAAGATCCGGCATGA